CAAACAGCGTCAGTGCTAACCTAGTGTTAGACAGCACAACATTCTTCAGTGGAAGTGGTGCTACTGCTGGTCTATTTGACCTCAGCAATGACGCAACACTGGTCCAGTTCCGTATCTATTTCAATGGACGCGGCTCTGGCGCAAAATATGTCAGTGGTTCAGGTTATATCACTAACCTAGCACCAACTGTCAATCCAACTGCTCCAGTCTGGGTTACACCAATTACAATTTCTGTAGATGGTGACTTCACAGTCGGCACAGTTTAATCATTATTGATTAAAAACAAGGGCATCTTAGGGTGCCCTTTTTTGTTTTGTGTAAATATACACGCAGGAGATTAAAAGATGGACCTAGAGGATTACTCAGATGAAGACCTGCTTAAAAGTTTAGAAGCAGAGGTTGCCAAGTCGTTGAATGAAATTAAATCAGCACAAGGTGACATAGACAAAGTAAAAGGACGCTTGAGATTCGCTCTAGCAGTCATACACATATTAAAAGATAAAAGAGATTAAAAGATGAAACTAACACAACTAGCAAAAGCACCCGAACTTATCAAGATTACCATTGATGATGAGGACACGGTCAAAGAATTTGGCGAGTCATTGGATTTTTGGATCTATGACCGCACCCCCATTGATGTCTTTGTCAAAATGGCCACATTGAAACAAGAAGACTTTGCATCAATGGTAGAAGCAGTGAATAAACTTGTTCTTGATGAAGATGGCACACCCATTGTCAAGGATGGACTAATGATACCCACACACGTTTTAACCAGAGTTATCTCCAAGGTGGTTGAAACTCTGGGAAAGTAACAGGAGAAGACTTCGATCCTAAAAGTTCTGAAGTGGCCATGATAGTCACCATTGATGCCATGGCCAAGAGATATGGTTATCTACCTTCAGACATTATGAATCGGGCTTCTACATTTGATATGGTGGTCATGGATGCGGCAATAAGTTACGAAAGTTATTTAGAGTCAGAGCATCGTAGAGCAAGTTCAGGAGCACCACCAGATGTTCCTGAAGAAGAGTTATTGAAAATATTAGAAAAGGCAAAATCATGATTAGATTCACAGTGGATATGAAAGGCGTTGACAGTTTGTTTGCAGATGCGGCCACTGTGACTCGAGATCTCGCCGATGACAGTTATAAATTCTTTGTAGCACAGACTCCGGTGCGTAGTGGCAATGCCCGTAGAAATACTCAATTAGCCAGCATGAAAGATTCAAAGACTGGTCTCAGCAAGGCCACTATTGAAGGTGACTACGCTTATGCACAAAGACTAGATGATGGGTATAGTCAGCAAGCACCAAATGGTATGACTGCACTCACTGAAAGATATATTGAGCGTAGGCTTAATGAACTTGTTAGGAAAATAAAATAATGGCAAACTTAAAAGTTGTATTAGAAATTGATAACCAAGGATATATCCGTGGTATAAAAGCCGCCGACGGTGCTACAAAAGATTTTGCCAATGATTCTACTGCGGCGTTCAAACGAACTGAACAAAGCATAAATCAGTTATCTCAAAGAACTGATGGTCTAACACAGGGGTTTGGTAAATTAAGATCTGCTATAGCAGGCGTAGCAATAGGTGCGTTTATTGGTAAAGCAATGATCGGTGCTGATGCTATTGCAGATCTAAGTGATGCAACTGATTTAAGCGTTGGTAAGTTATTAGAGTTTGAAAAAGCAATTGAACTGGCAGGCGGTAAAGGCGAAGATGCCGCAAAAGCAATTACAACATTTTACGCTAGTATTCAAGAAGCCAACTCTGGATCTGATAAAACAATAGAACAATTTGCTAAGTTGGGTGTTAGTTTTAACGATTTAAAAACATTAAGTGAAAGTGATTTATTAGATAAAACTCTCGCAGGATTTGCAAATATTACAGATCCTATTCTTAAAAGCACAATAGCAGTTGATATATTCTCAAAAGCATTTAGGACTGTTGATCCAAATAGATTAAGTGCTGAACTAGATAAACTTCGTGGAACATTAAGTGAACAAGAAAGATCAACAATAGAAACCGCAAACGCTATTGAAAGATTTGATAAATTTGTTGGAAATCTTAAAGGTGCTGTAATATTATTATTAGAGCCATTATTAAAGTTTAGTGGAGCAATGAATGGTAATGTAACAAGCACTGAAAAATTAGCAGAAACATTAAAAGTATTAGTAGCAGGATACATTGCATTAAGAACAGTGCTTATTACTAGTGCAATTGCTCAAGCAACATTAAATGCACTACAACTCGCCGGAATGGCAAAAAATCCATTAGCAGCCGGAATAGCAGGAGTGGCAGCCATTACAGCAGGCACAGCAGCATATGCTGGTATGATGGATTTGATGAAACAGGTTGAAGATCAAGCCGGAGCAACAGGTGGGGCAATCAACGGAAGTTTGCCAACCACACCAGGTCAACCAAGACCAGGTCGTGCTCAAGAAGCAGGTAAAGAACTTACCAGTCAACTGTCAGCAGTAAAACAACTGGCAGAAGGATATCGAAGAGCCGCACAGGCCAACATGGATAGATTGTCTTCAGAAGTTGATATACTTGGCAAGAGTGAATATGAAATTGAACTGACCAAGGCACAAGGTGAAATCAACAAACGCTACGGTGATCAAGCCGCAGCCTTAGAGCAAAAGAAAACTGGTGCCAAAGGTGCCACACTAAAACTTATCAATCAAGAAATTGCCAACTTAGAAAATCTTAGAACCAGTGAACTAGACATACTTGAAATTACTAAATCACAGGTAAACCAATATAAACTAAGGCAAGAAGAAATTAAGCGTAGTCTAGAGTATAGTGCCGAACTACTTAATAAAGAACAAGCAGGCATCGACAGTTTAGGTGACAGCATCAATACTATCTTAACTGGTAGTTTTAAAAAGATGCGTGAAGAACAGGAAGCCAGTGCCAACAAGGCATTGCCCGAACTACAAAGACGCTTGGCTGCCATAACACAAGAAGAACGCAACCTAGCCGAAGCCGCTAAAGAACGAGTAGCCGCACAATTTGAAAATGATCCAGAAGGCTTGATGGCAGCACAGATGGCCATTGAAGGTGCACAAAAGACAGCCACCGAACGTAGACAACGACAGGCCGAAGAAACTTATAACCAACAAAGGTTATTTGCCACAGGTTGGGAAGAAGCATTTACAGCCTATGCAGATTCAGCAGGCAACGCTGCCAAGCAGGCTGGTGACTACTTCAACAGATTCAGTTCAGGCTTTGAAACGGCCATTGTGAAATTTGTTCAGACTGGTAAACTAAGTTTCAAAGACTTGGCCAACAGTTTGATTGCAGACTTTGCTAGAATAGCCGCACAGAAAATGTTCTTGAGTTTATTTGGTGGACCCACAGGCGGTGGAATACTGGGCAACTTCTTTGGCTTTGGCGGCATTGGCAAGGCAGGTGGTGGCCCTGTTATGGCAGGCAAGCCTTATATGGTTGGAGAATCGGGCAGAGAGATGTTCATCCCGAACTCAGCAGGCAGCATTGTGCCTAACAATCAATTAAATGGTGGTGGAGCAACCACAGTCAACTATAATATACAAGCAGTAGATGCCGCAAGTTTCCGTAGCCTAGTGGCCAGAGATCCAAGTTTCATCTACGCAGTCACAGAACAAGGCAGACGCAGTCAGCCATCAAGGAGTAGATAATGTCAATACAATCAATTATTGATCGAGCACAACAGATTGAAATAGATCGCAGAAGAATGGTTGGACAGACCATTAGCCGTAGCCAAAGAATCAAAACAGCAGAGCGTAGCACAGCACAGCCATATAAGTTCAAGGTAACGCCACCTGCACAATTACCTTGGACTACAGGCCGTGTCATTGTTGAAGCCATTGATGCTGGTGACCGTGTCAGTGAATATCAGATCAGTTTGAATAACAATTCAGGAATGAATTACATTACTCGTTATCAAGGACCGATGACACAGGCACAATTAAATGCTTGCGTAATCTCATCAACAGGAACAAGCACACTGGTGCTTACTAACTTGCCCAGCGTTGGTGCAACATTGGCAGATACTAGCACTGTGGTAACAACCACAACTACCTTATTTGCTGTTGGAGATGTTATTCAACCTGCCAACAGTCGTTATCCTTACACAGTGACATCACCAGTTTTTAGAGGCACTACTAGCACAGCCACTGTATCTTTGCATAGACCAATTATAACCAGTGAAGGTATATCATTGAACAGTTATGGGATATTAGTGGGCAATAGTTGCACATGGCGTGTTGTTGTTTCTGCAATGCCAACATATAGTTTAATCTATGGCCAGCGTATGCAATACAATGGTGACTTTGAACTGGTAGAAAAGATTATCTAATATGACTACAATTATCTCAGCACTGACGGCAACTTCAATCAAGCACTGTCTCTTGGTTGATATAGTTGTCAACACCACAACCTACTACATCAGTAATGCCTATGCACCTATTTCATACAATGGAAATAGTTATACGCAGTTAGGTAATTTTATGGGCATGAGTGAACTGCAAGATGATTTGAAAGTTACTAACAATCAAATTAACCTGCAGTTATCAGGCATACCAACAGATGATGGCAGTCCTAGTTATATGAACATTGCATTGAACAGCAACCTCAAAGGCAGCAAGGTTAAGATCTATCGTGCTTTCTTCAATGCTGGCAATTATGATCCTGCACAGGTCTACCTAAGATTTGATGGTTATGTTTCAAACTTCAGCCTCAGTGAAAATTGGGATCAAGATAGTAAGACTACTAGCAATAGTATTGGCATTCAATGTTCAAACATTCATGCCATCATGGAAAAGAAATACACTGGTCGTAGAACCAATGATACTGACGAACAGTCTTTGTATCCTGGTGACACAGGTATGAGTTATGTCAAAGCATTGGCTGACACACAGTTTGACTTTGGCAAACCATATGTTGCACCTAGTAGTTCAACTCCAAGTGGTGGCGGTGGTGGAAGTGATTTTACTTTTGAGCAAGCATAATGATTAGACTGTCCACAAATCAAGATACATTTGTAATAGTAGAATTGCTAAAACAATTTCTCAGTGAGACCAGTTATAGTCAGGCAGAAGCCGCCAGTCGAGACTTTGAACATTTGTGTAAATTAAGTTGGACTTTTCAACAATATGGTTATATTTGGTTGGCCTTTCACAAAGACGAACCTGTGGGCATACTAATGGCAGTGAAAGAATCTAATATGTGGTTGCCCTCAGCAAAAGAACTTAGAGAAGTTGTTTGGTATGTGAAACCAGAACACAGAGCCCTCAGCATTGGTGGTAAGTTATTCTTGCACTACTGCCGTAAGGGTGAAGAACTACTCAAGACTGGCAAGATACAAGGTTATTTTACCACACGCATGACCACAACAGATTCAATTGACTACGAGTCAAGAGGCTTCCGTCAAACAGAAGTCACATACATAAAGGAATAAGAAGATGCCAGCATTTACATTTGTTGCCAGCGTAATTGCAGTTGAAATTGGTGCATGGGCATTAGGCTCAGTGGGCCTATCATTTGTTACATCGGCCATTTCACTAGGATTAGCCATTGTGACAAGTCGTGTGTTAGGCCTAGGTGGTGGTAGTGGTGGCACACAACAAGACCCCGGTGCTAGAATTCAATTTCCACCAGCAACTAATAACAAGGTTCCTATAGTATATGGACACGCCAATACCAAAGGTGTGGTCACCGATGCTAGAATTAGTAATGAAAATAGAACAATGACCTATGTGCTGGCCTTAAGTGAAAAGACACAGACAGGCACATTCTCAGTGGGCAACATCTATTGGAATGATCAACTGTTGGTCTTTGACGCAGACGCAGCCGAAAGCCACATTGTGAGAAGCAGTATTGATCAGAATGGACTGGGTTCTACCAATACCAATTATGATAATTTAATTCGTGTTAGGGTATATTCAGGTGGTAGCACTGCCACTAATCAAATATTTCCCACAACAGGCACCGCCGTCAACGCTTATAGTTTATTGGCAGGCAGTGAAAGTGAAACTACTTATGCTATGACTGACCTTGTGTTTGCTGTTGTTCAATTAGATTATAACAGTGAAAAAGGCACAACAGGACTAGGACAGGTCACATTTGAATTGACTAACAGTCTTAAAAATCCTGGAAATGTTTGGTATGACTACATGACTTCGGAGCGATACGGAGCAGGCATTCCATCAGCACAGATTGATCAAGTAAGTTGTATTTCCACTAGCACCAGCACCAGCCTGTTTTCAATCAGTAATGAAATTCCATCAAATCAATATACTCCAATAAGTTATTTTCCTGGAAGTATTAGCGGAACAGTATTAACAGTAACAACAAGTTCTACATATCCAACAATTACCGGAACAATTCAAGTTGGTCAACGATTATTTGGGGGTAATGTCGAAAGTGGAACTATTATAACAAGTTTAGGATCTGGCTCTGGTGGCGAAGGAACCTATAATATCAATATCTCGCAGACAAAATCTCAAGATAAATTAAGAGGATCCACTTCAAGCAGTCAAGTTCGTTATGAAATCAATGGTGTGATCTCCACAGGTGACACAGTTAAAAACAACATTGATAAAATTACTATGTCTAGCCAAGCCTGGAGTAGTTTTGATTACAGTCAAGGTCAGTGGAAAATTATACCAAACCGTGCTGCCACTGCCGGTGAATTAACCACAGCGTTTGTATTCAATGATGACAACATTATTGGTGAGGTTGGAGTCACAGCCACTAACTTAGAAGACCTCTACAACAACTTAGAAGTTGAATTTGCCAGTCGTAAGATTCGTGATCAAAATGATTATTACAAAGCAGAAATTGACTCTAGCCTACGCAATGACTTAGAGCCAGACAACAAATTAAGTATGCGTCTTGAAATGGCCAACAATGCCTTACACGCGGCCAGAATTGGACTTATTGAATTAAAGCAAAGCCGCAATGATTTAATCATTACATTCCGTGCTGATTATAGTGCTCTGCAAGTTGAAGCCGGTGATGTGGTTAAAGTAACCAACTCAGTGTATGGATTTTCCAGCAAACTATTCCGTGTATCAAAGACTAGAGAAGTAGAAGATGAATTTGGTAGCATCACAGTTGAGATCACTGCCTTAGAATATAACGCAGATGTTTACACAGATGAAATATTAGAAGATTCAGCAGATACTCCTGGCTCAGGTATTCCTACATTTGGTGGCAGTGCAAATCTTCCAGCACCAGGTATTCCCACAGTATTAACTCTGTCAACAACTACACCTAGTTTTAGTATATCTACAGTGATTTCACCAGCCAGTGGTCCAGTTGATGAAGTTCAATGGTGGTATAACACTACCTCAACAGGCAATTTCAGTTACTTGACCAATGAATACAGCATCTCTGGTAATTTTGCCGCAGGCAGCACAGTCACTGATGTTGTCAGCATACAGGCCGAGGGCACATATTATTTCAAAGCAAGAGCAGGATTAGGTGCAAGATACAGCGCATTATCAACTTCAACATCAGCGGGCTTCTATTGGAACCCCAATGACTACGGTGGCATTTAAGGAACTAACATGGCAGGCATTTTAGATTATAAAAGATTTCTTGATTTAAATCAAACCACTGAGGATGTTAAACATATATTTCCCAGAGATCAATACAAGTATACCTATGACTTTGCTGGCCTAGGTGCTGATGGTTGGTCATCAACTGCCACTTGGATGACACTGATTGTTGATAAAATTAATTTTAGTTCAACTGGTGAACCTAATTTTTCTAACAGTAATACTCTAGGTTATTTTATTGGTGGATCAGCAAATCAGGGAAGTAGCGGCACAATAACATTTCCTGCCAATATGTATACTGGTCCAATTTTGCCAGGATTTGAGCGTAATATTCCTATCACAGTAATTAATATAACTTGGACCAAAGGTGCACAACAAGTTCAAAAACAATTATTATTAATACAAAATTGGGAGCCAGGAACAGATCCTGCCGATCCTGCGCTAGATCCAGATTTTATTCCGCTTGCTACATCAGAAATAAGTGTAACACATTTAATATCTCCTGTTACAGTATTTCAAACTGGGACTATAATTAATTTAACTGCCAATGCTGTTAATACATCAACTAACACAGGCACAGGTATTTCTAATACATTGACATTGAGATTATTGCCTAGCAGTGCTGTAGATCCATCATATCAACCTTACACAGAAATCACAACATCAACACTGATTAAAACACAATTTGTTAATGGATTTACCACAGGATCATTTACTGTTACCAACAATTTTGTTGATACTGTGCTAACTCCTGGCACCGGTGGCAGTATTTTTTCTGTGTCAACTTCTACATTAACTACCAGCAGTTATAGTTTTACTGCTTTGGTAACAAGAACACATGCTGTTAGGCTTGAATGGCAATTTGATGAATCTACAAGATATAGAGGTGGTCATTCAACCACAACATTTATTACAGTTAGCACATCAAGGTCATTTGTTATTCAGGGTGAAACATTGGGTATTACCCTGTCTCAAGATACAGCCTATCAAAGACTTAATAATATATCTAACTTCACAGTTAGCCATAACAAGGGGGTGGCTGTTTCTGGAAATATTACCTTAAATGCTGTTTTTACACCTTATGCATCTACCTCTACCAGCACAGTTTTTATTGGAACTACAACATTCAATAGCAGTGGCATTGCCACTATTGGCACTGAATTTTTTAATACAGGCACCTATGTTATTCAAGCCTACTATGCTGGCAATTTAGGCAGCAGTTACTATGCACCACAGTATGTTGCTGAATACAGTAATACTGTTTCACAGATTGTTCAAATTGGCGTTCCATTAACTTTGGCTGAATTAGTCATTGAAGAAAAAGCCACAGAAGATATTCTACATGTTCATGCTGTGGATAATGGAATAACCACAGGCACATTAAGTGGCACAGTTACATTTTATAAGAATGGTAGTAGTATCGGAACTTCAACTTTTACTAGACATACTTTTGAACAACAAAATCCAGAACAGTATAACTTTTTTAAGATCAATCCCACAGGGTTTACAACACTGAGATTTAATACCACTATTCCTATGGCAACATTTGAATATGATCGAACAAACACTGTAGGTATTGTTAATCTAACTAGACCCGGAGTGTTACCAGATTTATTAGACAATGGAACATATGGTGTGATTTCTGCAACTGGATCGGCTTTTGGTGGATCCACTCAAATTACGTTAACAGAATTTATTGCAACCATTGCGGGAGTTCATTATTTTAAACTTAATAATATATTAAGACCACCTGATACAATTTATGACAGAAATGATAGCCTTAAAAAATATGGATCAAGAGCATGGTTGCAAGGAACTAGTTATGATGTAACATCTAATATACTCTATGATTTATTAAGAGGTGCAGAAAACACACCATTCCTACTTGGCATAAACAAATATCCTCTTTGGACAGATTCTAGCACTTCTACCATTGAAAGTCAAAGTCACATTGCAAGTTTATCTAGATCTCTTGGTGATACAACCACTGGAACATTTACAGCATTTTATTCTGGTAGCACTTCTACACAAGAATTTGTTGGATATTTTCCAGAAACATTAAGTGTAATAACTGCAACAAATATAACATTTACAAATTCTCAACCATATCTTTCTGTAACATCCACTAATCTTGTCATATATCCAACTTCGGCTAATTTCTATACAATTAACACCAGCACTGGCGAGCCTTATTCAGTTCCTATGACTCAATATGATACTCAATTTCCCAATAATTCTACAATTACAAATACAACTATATTAACATTATCTGTAGATTATAATTCAGGATCAACAGGCACAGGCGTTACTCTAAGAGGTCATGTTGGAGAAACAATAACTCCTTATTATAAAAGATTGGGTAGATTGCGTAATAGAACCAAACAAGGCACAGTTACATTTAAAAATAAATCTACTCTTCAAGAAATCTCAACAGCCAGTTTAACTGCCACAGTTACGGCCACTACACTTTCTCGAGATATTACCACCGAATTACCACTAGCACCTTGGAATGCAGGAGTTATTAGAGACACTTGGCCTAGACAAGTTCATCTTCCTACATTTCTAAGAGAAGAATCATATCCTTACATTACCACTGCTAGTAATATTGTTACTCTTGCAGATTTAAATGTTTCAACATTGACAACATCAACTACCAGCACCATGGCAATCTCTGTTGCTGGATATTTTAGTGGGTTAATTTCATCTACTGTTGCATTGAATAATGGAGAATATAATTTAAAATATGAACCAAGATATTTGGCAACATTTAATGCATCAAATCATGCTGAGACATTGATATTCAATGCAGCATTAACATTGCCTGCTGCCAATCTACAATTAAATCTAGATCATGGTTTTATATTGCCTATAGTAAATTATCCTGGTATTGAAAAAGTATGGCAACCAACATCAAATGTTATTCCACCATATACAGGCCAAGTTAAGTATTTTTACAGCAGTTATAGAATTGAAAAGTGGACCAGTGATGGGGCTACATTGGTAGAAACTAAGTTTATCAATTTTGATCCATTGATACCTATTGAAGGATTGACTAGAGGAGTAACAGTAACAGGGCGGCTTGGCAGAGTATACTCTAGTTTAGATACCAGTGTTGATTTTACAAATTCAGGAACCTGTGTTATTAAAATATATCAGCAAATTGATGGATCAACTGGAATGATATTACGTAACAATAGTTCTATGATTCATAATATAAAATCCATATTGTTAACTTCACAGACTGGTGCTAATAAGTTTGATTTAACAACCTTATATTCACAGACTTATTAAGGCGTTTTTACTAGTTTTGATAAATATCTTGGCAATGCTCCTTAGAGCATTCGCCAAGTCCTACAGGAGAATACTATGGCCGGCGTGCTAACATTTGCCCAATACCTGGGCGGTCCCGACAACATCAATATTGAGCAGATCTTTCCATCTACTCAAAGAACCTTCAACTATAATTTTGCAAGAAATATCGCAGGTTGGACATTCTATATTGATCGACAAACTATTGTAGTTAACGAAATTGCCTTTGATCGTAATACAGGTGCACCAAACTTTGCCAACAGCACGGTCATTGGTTATTTTGCATCTGCGGTTATTTCAACAGCCACTTATGTAACGGTGACAAATACTGCAACTGGATTAGTTAGTATCACTACCCCAACTAATATGTATGCTGGTCCAATTTTACCAGATGCACGAAAGAATGTGCCAATTACCATTGTTGGCGTGACTTGGACAGATAATTCAAGTCCTGTTCAAATTAATACTCATCGCTGGAGTTTTATTCAAAGTTGGGAACCAGCAGTTACTCCAGGCGATCCTGCTCTTGATGCTAGTTTTATCGCCATTGTCTAAGGAGTAACTATGTCTAGTTTCTCTTTTACAGTCACTCAGGTAGTTTATAATTTCACAGCCACTGTGGCCAATCCAGCCACATTGACTCTGGCAGACTATCCTGATGATGTTAATGTAACAACACAGGTTAATACTGTAACTGTAATTAACAGTATTCAACCAGTTACTATTATGGGATTTGATAGTGGCGCAGGATATAATCAAAGCCTAAACACCACTGATAATGTGGGCTTTGCCAGTGTAACAACACCAGTTATATATGGTGTTGCACAAACTCCAGTTTACTTTCCCACAGGTTTACAGATAGCCAATTCAGGAACTAGCACCAGTATTGGTGTAGTTTTTTCAGATAGCACAATTCAAGTTACGGCTTGGAGACCAGATCAACTAGCAGCCGTAGTCATTGACTTTGGCCCGATTTAAGGAATAAAGATATGCCATTACAAATAAGAAGAGGAACCGACGCTGAACGAACTGGTATTACACCAGCAGAAGGCGAACCAATATTCACCACGGACCAACAAAAATTGTATGTAGGTGACGGAACAACTCCGGGCGGTATATTAGTTGGAACCCTAAGCACAGCCACTACCAGCACATTAGGTGCCATCATTGTTGGTGCAAATCTTTCAATCAATGGATTTGGTGTATTAAGTGCCGCAGTAAACACAGGTCCCCAAGGACCAACAGGGCCTAGTGGCCCACAAGGTGATACTGGTGCACAGGGACCACAAGGACCCAGCGGCCCAAGTGGTGCACAAGGACCACAAGGACCCACAGGTGCAACTGGACCACAAGGACCACAAGGACCTCAGGGCAATGAAGGACCACAAGGCCCCACAGGTGCAACTGGACCACAAGGACCACAAGGCCCAGGTGCAGATCAAGATTTAAACACCACAAGTTCGGTTAGATTTGCTTTTATTAACAGTGGAACATTTCAACAACCACATTCCGGTCTAAGATATAATCTAGCAATTGGCCTTGCTGCTACCGATAATCCCACAGTTAATGTTGCAACAGGCAGTAATAACATCAGCATTGGTGCAGTTGTTGGCGGAGTAAGATTTAATGATAACAATACATTAATTGGTAATTTTTCAGGTCACAATGGCAGTGGTTTTGAAAATACTGCCCTAGGACATCAATCCTTTCAAAGTGGCAATGGTGATCGCAATATTGCCATTGGTTATAGAGCAGGCAAAGGACTAAGTGATCCCAGCAGTAATAATACCATTATTAGTAGCAATTTAGAACTCAGCGGAACTTACAATGACACCGTATTAATTGCCGCTGGCGCCACAGAACGTCTACGCATTACATCAACTGCCACTTATGTTAATGCAGTTCGTAATACCACAAGCACTGAAATATTATATTATAATTCCTCAACCAAAGAAATATCTTATGGTAGTGCCACTGACCAAGCACTGAATACTACTAATAATGTAGTATTTGCCAATGTCACTGTCACAAACACAGCCACAGTGGGCACATTGTCAGCAACCACAGCCACAGCCACATCATTGAGAACTACACAAATTGTTAGTTCAGGTGGTTATCCCTTAGATGCCAATGGACAGGCACTGGTAATCAATGTCAACACACAAACACCTGCACTGTTGGTCAGTAACTATACTGCAGGATTGATCGTTCCTACTATACAAGTTAGAGGATATGGACAAAATCGTCAAGGTGGCACCAGCACCACACAACCACAGCCAGGCATAATTTTTGAAGGCAGCCGAGGCACACATACCAGTCCAACTGCTCTAGGCAGTGGTGATGTGGTATTTTCAATAAATGGTGGAGGATATGATGGAAGTCGTTGGGCCAGCGAGATTAACTTATTTTCAGGACAATTCTTCTACTTGGCCTCAGAAGCATTTTCAGGCAGTGCCACAACAGCCACCAATGCTGGCACACGACTGCTCATGCGTGTTCAACCACAAGGTGTGCAATTAAATGCCACAAGTAGACAATATCATTATCTACAAACTTGGACTGCTGGATCAAGTTCAGCACCACCAATATTAAACATTACTGAAGGCAGTGGGGTTGATAACACCACACCCACTCTAACAATGAGCAATGGAACTGATACTCATCAGGGCTATGGACGAACTAATTTGGTAAAGATCAATACCAATCAGTTTACTCATGGTGTTGGTAGTAACACTACTTCTACATTTGTTGGTGAAATCAGTGCAACAACATTGACAGTGACATCGATAGACAGCGCAGACCGATTGGCCGTAGGTGATCGAATTTATGGCAGCACTGTGGCTGCTGCCACTTATATCACAGCACTGGGCACAGGTTCTGGTGGCACGGGAACATACACAGTGGGTGTCAGTCAAACAGTGACCAGTGCCACATTAGAGGCTGGTGCTGACAATACAACATTAACCTCGGCATCTACTAACAATATATCAATAGTAGGCAATCGCCGTAGCGGTGTCAGTGGACGTAGAAATGCACTAAAAACTGGTGATCGTTTGGGTGGACTTGTTTTCTATGGACAAACTACCAATAATTCAACTGGCGTTGGATCCATAGGTAGCCAAATATTTGTTTTTGCCTCAGAAGATTTTTCATCAACTGGTAGTGGTGCTACAATATATGTTCAAACCGCCGATATTGGAACTAACACCAGCACTAATAGATTAGAATTAAACAATGAAAGAGCCAATTACAGCAGTGACATTCATAGTTTTTACGCAGCCAATAACACTACATTAAGAGCAGAATTCACTGCCACTGGTGTAAGTTTGATTGGCACAGTCAATGTCAACAATGCCTACTCATTGTCCACAACAGATGGCACTAGTGGACAGGTATTGACCACAAATGGTACGGGCTCAGCATCATGGGGTAATCCTGGATTAACCACAGTATTTGCCCGCAATGCTCTGCCCAGTGGCACCACAGGACGTATTATTACCATTAGTGACAGTGGTTCAGATACCAATAGTCCAGCAGGTAACTATGCACCAGCATATTGGGATCCAGATGCCACAGTATGGACATACATCGGTAACAGCAACAGCGTTACCCCAATCTAATTAAGTGGAAAGGTGAAACTTAAATGACAACAACAAATAACAATTTTAGAGTTAAGAATGGACTTGAGGTAACCACAACTGCCACAGTGACCACACTGAAATTCTCAGGTGATGGTATCGCTATCACCAGCCGATCAAGTTTAATTGGCGCAACTGGCCCGCAAGGACCACAAGGCCCAACAGGTCAGAGCAGTAATTATTATCGCTACAAGGCCAAGACTAACACAATAAGTGGAGACCCAGGTAGTGGTTTCTTGATTTGGAATACTTCTACTCAGATCGCAGCCACACAGATCAATTTAAGTCATTTAGACAATGACGGCAATGATATTGATGTATTCCTAGCACTGTTAAGCGCTGGCGATTCTGTTATTGTTCAAGATCAAAATAACTCAAACAACTATCAAGTATGGGCTGTAAGCAATCCTGTTGTTATCTTTGACAATAGTTATGTTGAAGTTCCTGTGACATTGACATCCAGCACTGGAACAGGCAGCACAGGTTTTGCCAATAATCACGAATTATTATTCATCATTCAAAGTGCCGGTGTTCAAGGACCAAGTGGCGCAACTGGACCAAGTGGTGCACAAGGACCTCAGGGACCACAGGGCAATACTGGAGCACAAGGACCAAGTGGACCAAGTGGTGCACAGGGATCAACTGGCGCACAGGGACCTCAGGGACCACAAGGCACGGCTGGTGCACAAGGACCACAGGGCAATGAAGGACCACAAGGCCCACAAGGACCAACTGGCAATGAAGGACCACAAGGACCACAGGGTAATACTGGCGCAACTGGACCAAGTGGCGCACAAGGACCACAAGGACCTCAGGGCACGGCTGGTGCTCAGGGACCACAAGGGCCACAAGGACCAGGTGCAGATCAAGCATTGAATACAACCAGTGATGTTACATTTAATTTGTTAAATGTTACAACCACTGCCACAACTGGACATCACTTACCTAACACTGATGCTACTTTTGATTTAGGATCAGCATCAAAAAGATGGCGCAGTCTCTATGTCACAACATCAACAATCTACATTGACAATTATGCTGTCAGCGTTGTTGGTGGTAATTTAACTATCGATGGTAGTAGTCAAGTAGGCCCAACAGGACCAAGTGGCCCAAGTGGTGCACAGGGATCAACTGGCGCTCAGGGACCACAAGGGCCACAAGGAAATACCGGCGCACAAGGACCTCAAGGCCCACAGGGCAATGAAGGTCCACAAGGCCCACAAGGAAATACCGGTGCACAGGGACCTCAAGGCCCACAGGGCAATGAAGGACCACAAGGACCACAAGGAAATACTGGTGCACAAGGACCACAAGGGCCAAGTGGTGCACAGGGATCAACTGGCGCACAGGGACCCAGCGGCCCTAGCGGACCCGGTTTCCAATTTGTTACATCAGCATCAACCACAGCAACATCAACCAGCAGTGGTATTATTCTAATCACTACCAATGCTGGACGTCCAGCCTACTACAATACCACAGCCAGCCAATGGCGATATGTGGCCACAGAGGCAGTAGTTTATACACCTCCACCGAGTGGGGATGCATATTGGGCTGATACTAGAGTTTATTTGAGTGGTGAAACAGTGGCTGACAACAGCAGTTTTGCACACAGCATTACAAACAACGGAGTCACTACCAGCACTACACAGGTCAAGTTTGGCGCTAGGAGTTTATACTTCAATGGCAGCAGTTATCTAGTAGTGACACCTAGTGGCAGTGATCTTGCTCCGGGCAACGGTGATTTTACCATTGACTTATGGGTTTACCATACTATTGCTGCTGCCGACAGTGAAATATATTTAGATACTAGAACTGATAGCAATACTGATAATTCAATTTTATTTTTTAGAGATGCTTCCGGTGGAGTAGTTGATTATGGTAATGGTGCTTATGTATTCAATAGTGTGGGCAGTGTTTCTAGCAATGCTTGGAATCATGTAGCACTATCAAGAGCCAGCGGAGTTACTAAATTGTTTATAAATGGCACCCAAGTTGGCAGCCAAAGTGATACTATTAACTATTCGAAATCTGGATGCAATATTGGTTCTGTGCCCGGTGGAGGTGCATATTTCCAAGGTTACATTGACAGTTTTAGACTAACACCCGGAGTGGCCAGATACACTGCCTCATTTACACCACCCACAGCCAGTGACTACGGAGCACCTTAAGGAGAAAATATATGCCATGGTATAATGATTATAAAAAAGATTGCAGCATTGAAAAACCTGCAATCACACTCTATGATGGAACAGTGGTCACTGATGCATCTGTAGAAATGTTAGCAGCACAGGGTTGGGTATTTCGTGAATACACACCAACACCTAGTCCCTTGCCACCTGGCATTCCTAGTTAAAAATGTTATTCAGTAATATGGCTAAAACATTAAAAGACCACGAAGAAGTATGTGCGATACGCTATGAAAATATCGAGCGTAGATTGACGTCTGTTGAAGATAAAATAGACGGAATCCACAAAGAAATTGACGGATTTAAGACGTTTATTGTGAAATTAGCCGTGAAATCTGGACTAGGTCTTTTTGCCTTGGTCTGCGGTGCTGTGTTCGTTATCAAGATGTAATTAGAGCCATTTATGTTTTGGTAAGTATTGGATATGGATCCAACTATTTTTAACCAACGTGTAGATGAATTGCTCG